CACTGAAGGCGAGTTCGATGCAATGGCTGTGTCGCAGATGTTCGAAAACAAATACCCCGTCGTTAGTATTCGGAACGGCGCAGGCAGTGCAGTTAAAGACTGTCAGGCACACTTCGAATACCTGAACAGCTTTGACAACATCGTGATCTGCTTCGATGCCGACGAGCATGGTCGGGAAGCGGCGAAGTCCTGTGCTGAGATGTTTGGTAACAAGGCGAAGGTAGTTAAGCTGACTGACTACAAGGATGCCAATGATTATCTCATCAACAATCAGGCACTCAAGTTTACGCAAGCGTGGTGGAACGCAGAGACGTTCACACCGGATGGTATTGTTTCTGCATACGAGTTGCTCGATGACGTACTGGTTCCCATGAAGCGCAGTAAGTTAACGTACCCTTGGGAGCAGTTGGATAACATGCTGTACGGCATACGTCCTGCTGAACTGGTTACGTTGTGCGCTGGCAGTGGTCTCGGTAAGTCAACCATACTGCGTGAGCTTGTTGTTCACATGATGCGACAGACTGATGACCCTGTTGGCTTGATGTTTCTTGAAGAGACACCGGAGCGTACACTGCGCGGCTTGATCGGACTGGAGATGAACAAACCTATCCACCTGCCAGACGTTGACTACACACCGGAAGAGGTGATGGAAGTCTACACTGCTGGTGACTACGAGAATCGTGTGTACTTCTGGGACAGCTTCGGTAGTAACGAGATCGAACGTGTGCTGGGACGGATGCGTTACTTCGTCAAAGGACTGGGGTGTAAGTTCATCGTGCTCGATCACCTGTCGATACTGGTTTCAGATCAGCAGAACGGTGACGAACGCAGGGCTATCGACATGATAATGACAAAGCTGCGGATGTTCTGTCAGGAGATGCGCGTTACACTGCTGCTCGTCAGCCACCTCAAACGTCCTGAAGGCAAGTCACTTGAGGACGGAGCAGTCACCAGCCTTGGCATGTTACGAGGCAGTGCCGCCATTGCACAGCTATCAGATGCGGTGATCGGTGCGGAACGTAACAGTCAGGCAGAGGATGCAGACGAGCGAAACCGAACGCGCCTGCGTGTGCTGAAGAACAGGTTCAGCGGTAAGACAGGGCCAGCAGGGTATCTGATTTACGATGAGAACACTGGACGTTTAAGTACTGAGGAGATTGCGCTGTGAGATGTAAGGCATGCAACATAGAGCTAACAGACTACGAGTCTACCCTGCGTGAACTACGAACATTCTTCGATGAGTTTGAGGAGTATTTAAATGAGTAACATGAGCCGATGGTACTACGCTAACGTAACGGAGAAGTATTATGACGACTGCGGTTTTGGATATAGAGACGACGCTAGACTGGAAGACGATACATCTAGCGGGGGTGTTTCTCCCGAACTCTGGGAGGAGTATTGCATGTTACAACGTTACGCAGTTAAAGGAAGCCTTGACTGGTGTCTCAACCCTGATTGGACACAACCTGATCGGCTTCGATCTTCCTAGACTGGAGGAAGTATGGGACTTCAAGTGGGACGGTCAGGTTCAGGACACTCTCGTGCTAGGCAGGCTGTACAACCCAGCCATAGACGGAGGACATTCGTTGAAACAGTGGGCTATACGTGCTGGCAACGAATTAAAAGGCGACTTCAATGTGGAAGACTTCGACGCAGGACTGACGCCAGAGATGGTGGATTACTGTCTCGCAGACTGCCGCGCAACGTGGAGCGTGTTCAACCACGTTACCCGGTTGCTAGACAAAGATCGATTCTCACAGCAATCCCGAGACCTAGAACATGGAGTGGCATTCGCAATCGCTCAACAAGTTCGCAACGGTTTCGCGTTCGACTTCGACATGGCGTGTCAGCTTCACTCAGAGCACGAGCAACGTATGCTGGAGATCAGCGATAAGATGCAGGAAGTGTTCCCGCCTATCGTTAAAGAGCGTTGGTCGCGCAAGACAGGTAAGCGTTTGAAGGATGAGGTGATCGTGTTCAATGTAGGCTCTAGGCAGCAGGTTGCTGGACGTCTGTCTGCGCTAGGTGCGAAGTGGCCTGACAAAACCAAAGGCGGTAGCCCACAGGTTGACGAGACTTCGCTAAAACGGAACGCGCATATACCGGAAGCTGCCTTAGTGCTTGAGTACATGACGTTACAGAAACGTGTTGGTATGCTCAAGTCTTGGATAGATAACGTAGGCATTGACGGCAGGATACACGGCTATGTCAACTCGTGCGGCGCAGTAACTGGACGGATGACACACAGTAGCCCTAACCTAGCACAGATACCATCGGAGTCTGAGTACCGTAAATGTTTTATAGTTGAGGAGGGTAACGTGTTAGTAGGCGCTGACGCTTCAGGTCTTGAACTGCGCTGTCTTGCACACTACATGGGATATGAAGGTTATACTAGAGAACTACTTGATGGAGATATACACAGAGCAACTCAGAAGGCTGCAAAACTTAGAACAAGAGATGATGCAAAGCGTTTCACATATGCTCTACTCTACGGAGCAGGAGACACCAAGCTGGGAAACCTCATCGGAGGAACTGCTAAGGATGGTAGAAATGCTAGAGATAACTACCTTAGAAGTATGCCTCCTTATGCACAGTTGGTCGGAAAGGCTGAACGCGCAACTGAAAGAGGCTGCTTATCCGGCATTGACAAACGCAAAGTTCGGATCAGGAACAGGCACTCTGCACTGAACACACTGCTCCAGTCCTGCGGTGCTATCGTTATGAAGCAGGCGTTGGTACTGGCAACAGAGAAACTCAAAGACGTACCGCATAGATTTGTTGGTAATATTCACGATGAGTTTCAGGTAGAGACTCCTGCTGAACATGGTGAAACAGTAGGCAAAGCATTAGTCCAGTCCATAATTGAGGCTGGCGATGTTCTTGAAATGCGCTGTCCGTTAGACGGTGAGTTCAAGATAGGTAAGACATGGGCAGAAACTCATTGACACCCATGCTAAAAACGTGGTATAATATTATGGTAGTTAACCAAAAAGGAGAGTTGTTATGACTGACAAACCACAACCACTGACGCTTAAGGGTACGCTTTACTGGGTTGAGCGTAACAAGCTAAACAAGTTCAGCGACAAGTACCAGATTGTTCTTGGTAACCTGAGCGACAAAGCTGTTGAGGCGCTTGATAACATGGGTATTGCTGCTGCCAACAAGGGTGACGAAAAGGATTACTTTATCACCATGAAGAGTAAGAATCCTATGCGGGTAACAGACGAACAGGGTGTCGAGTACGACCACGACATTATGATTGGTAACGGAAGTGAAGCGGTATGTGTTGTTGGATACTACGACTGGTCTGTTGGTACAGGACGTAGCCCTAGTATGATAAAGTGTAAAGTCACCAAACTCATTGAGTATGTTGACGATGAAGTTGATGAGGAGATGGCTCTGTGATATTAATTGATGGGGACATCGTAGCATATCGCTGCGCGTACAAGTCACAGGAGGATCGTGCAGAGTACGCCGCGTACAGCGCAGGCTCATACCTGTCAGATCTAATCAGTGATTTGTACATCCTCATCGAAGACGAGCCTGAGTACCGTGTGTACCTGACGGGAAAGGGTGAGTCAAACTTTCGACACGATTACGCTGTCACTGCTGGCTACAAGGAGAACAGAAAAAACAAGGAGAAACCTGAACACCTTGCTGTTATCCGTCAGTACCTGATAGACGAATGGAAGGCTGTTGTCAGTGATGGTGAAGAAGCAGATGATCTAATTGCTATCGCCGCTACTAACGATCCAGACTCAATCATCGTCAGCATCGACAAGGACTTCGATCAGATCGCGGGTAAGCACTTCAATCCTAACAGTGGCAAGCTGTACGATGTTACTGAAGAGGATGCAGTGCGTTTCTTGTACGAGCAGATACTGACAGGTGATCGTGCCGATAACATCATAGGCATCAAGGGTGTCGGCCCAGTGAAAGCAAAGAAAGCACTGGCTGACTGTGTTACCGAACGTCAGATGTATGACGTGTGCGTTGAAATGTATGACGACCCAGAGCGAGTCATTGAGAACGCTCGACTGCTGTACCTTCGACGCAAGGAGGGAGAGATCTGGAATGCGCCGGACGCTGAGTAATGTCCCGAAGGGTTACGACTCGTGGCTTGAGTGGGACTTGGCACAGGAACTGAAGGGCTGTCAGTATCACCCTTGCGCGGTTCCGTATGTGCAACACAGGCATTATCATCCTGACTTTACGTACAAGGAAGGCGATATAACATATTATATAGAAGCTAAAGGGAGGTTCCGTGACAAGCCAGAGGCGCGTAAGTATGTCGATGTCAAGAAGGCTCTCAGCACAGAGGAGGAGTTGGTATTCGTCTTCCAAAACCCAGACAACAGAATGCCAGACGCAAAACGTAGAAAAGACGGTAGCTTCTACACTATGTCAGAGTGGGCTGAACGACACGACTTTAAGTGGTACACACCAAAGACCATACCGGAGGAGTGGAAATGCGCCACTTAATAATACCTGACACACAGATAAAACCTAACCAATCTTATGAGCACATGCGTTGGGCTGCGCGGTACGCTGTTGCAACAAAGCCTGACGTTATCGTACACCTTGGCGATCACTGGGACATGCCTAGCCTATCAAGCTACGATGTAGGTAAGAAGTCGTTTGAAGGTAGGCGTTATTCCGCTGACGTTAAGGCGGGTAACGATGCGATGAAGTTGTTCACGGATACGATCAAGGCAGAGCAGAAACG